CCACTCAGGAATACCATCTTCAACCATCTTTGCAATGGACTTTCTAATGTCCATTGGGTCAGGAATACCCTCAACCTGCAACCAAGTAGGTCGGTACTGCTGGAATAGTTGGGCTTGGTCTGGTTGGTTATTTATGCCAAGTTGTGGGCCAAATAACTTCATTACCTCGTCTTGGGACATACCACCAGCACGCAAGCGCTTAATCAGCGCTAGGAGTTGGTTGTTGTCCTGATTAGGGTCTACTTCTCCGGCCATACTGTATGCGGACTTTGTTACCTACCAGAACCAAAACCCGGTCCAAACATGTTGTTCAAACCCGAAAAGTCAATTTGGCTCAAGTCAAGTGGAAGATTAGAGAAATCCTCTACTGGTGGTGGTGTAGGTGGATTCAATTTTGTAACATCAATACCCGCTTGTGCCAGTAGTTGGGCAAGAGCAAACTTCTGTTGTTCAGCCTGAGCCTCAGCCTCAGCCTTCTTCTGAGCAATTTGGTTAGCCAAGTCAACAAGAGCCTGACTAGCATTTGACTGCAACTGACCCTGATAGTTAGCCTTGTTTGCGCCAAGGTTTGCCTGAGCAAACTGATTGGCAAGTTCTGCCTCAGCAGAACGTGACTGCTGACCACTTGACGAAATTTGTGCGAGTGCTGATAACAGGTCTTGTTGGTTGGATTGACCAGACTGAAGTTCTGCATTCAACATGTTCTGGTAATCGCCAATATTTGCATTATTGGCGGTTAGCAAACCTTCAAGAGCATTTCTGACTGGCACAGCCTGAGGTGCCTGCATGCCAGCGTAAGGGTTCTGATAACCCGACAACGCTTTCACTAAGTTCTGGTATCCGGTATCGGTGAAACCTTGAGCCTGAGCATAACCCTCATTCAAAGAAGCAAGACTTCGTGCAAGTTGCTCATTGATTCCTTGTTCTGATGTTCCCTGCATTTTATCAAGAGCCGAAATATAGTTTCTCGACGAATCACCATAAGCACCAGATTTATAAAGATTGGTTAATGCTGCATTTTGTGCAGCAAGATTTTCTGCAGCCTTGTTTGCTGCTCCAGTTTCTTTTTGTACTTGGTATTGAAACTTTAGTTTGTTAAGAATGTCTGACGCTTTTGTTTTACTTCCAGTTCCAGAACCAGTTCCACCACCAATATTCAATCCCGGCAAATCCCAGTTTTGACTATCAGCCCAATCTTGGAGTTGTTCTAGAGTCATCTCGCCAATGCCCTGATTATTCATTGGTCCTCTTCCGCTGTAAACAGTCATTAGAATCCCGCCCTTCTAGCCATAACAATTTGCGCATCTTCCGCAATCTGTCGCATTTTCTCTGCTTCTAAATCCATGCCACCACCCCTAATTGCATCAAGTGCTTGTTTTTCCTGCAAGTCATATTGACCCAACTCTCGCAACATTGACTGTTGCAAATCTGACTCAGATTGCATTCTTTGCTTAGCAAACTCCATCAATCCCTTTTTGTATATTCCAGAACGAACATTTGGTGAAGACACTCCACGCTTACCAAACGTTGCTTGATATGGCTGTAGTTGCTTGTCGTAAGACTGTGCAAGGTCACGAAAACTTCTTCCAGAACTCTGGACAGCACCTTCACGTGAATACCTAGCCATAGCGGCCTGCGGCGCATACTGTTGCTCCAAGGCACGTCTGCGTGCTTCATAAATGCTTGGGTCAAACGCCATATTGTTTTACTGCCTTCCTGTCTTCCTGAGCCTTCTTGCGGTTGGCTTCCATGTCATCTATCCGTTTGTTTACTTTGTCAATTTCAAAAATTAACGACGAAACAATCTGACGGATGACAATGGCATCCGTAGATTTCAACGCAGTAACTGCTGGAATTGAAAAAGAATCCATCAGCCAAACACCTGACTTGACAAAATAATTTGGTCATCTACCGCCAAAGAAGTTGGAACATCTACGTTCAACTTTGCATAAGTCACAGCACCATCAGCAATTTTTGTTGTGGTAACAGCATTTGTATCTATCTTTGCTGCTGTTATTGCAGACGAATCAATGTTTACCCCAGTTGATAATCCATCAACATAAAGTTTTACATCAGTAAAGTTAGCATTTACTTCTGACGCTTCAGCAATAGTTCCGTTTGTAAACGAGTGTGTAATAGTTATAGCCATTATCCAGTTACCTTTCGTGCATTAAATTTGTATGAGATACTGTCAATACCCCACGAGAGTCCATTTGGACCAGTGAATAAGAGTTGAACAGAACGTGCTAAACCTAAGTTTGAGCCACGCACAACCTGTGCGCCTTCAGCCTGAACACCCCATTTACCAACACCCCAATAACCTTCACCCCACAACATTCCAGAAGCAGATGCCTCAATCGAAATATCAAACGTTTTACGCTCGTTACCAGTTGCTTCCTCAAAGTTATGAAACACCTTGACATTCACGGTTCTTGCAGTATCTGACTGTTTAATAACAATGTCTGGTCTGCGCCACATCTTCTTAGCAGAATATGAACGACCATCAACCCAGCCAGTTCTGTAGTAAGAACTAAAATTGGTTTCAACTGTTGCAAGCAAATCGGTTTCATCCTCAAAGGCATCAACCTTTAGAACACGTGGAATACCCGGATGTATTGCAAGACCGAATGTTGTTCCTGCAGATGAAGTAAAGTCGCATCCACCAATAACACCACGGCTGTCTCCTGTACTAAATAATGTGTACGCACCACGCTGACCAATGGTTGGGTCAAAAACAAAGTTAACAGTTGCATTAGATACAGATGTGATTTTAGAATAAGGCATTGACAGCCACACACGACGATTTATGTATGAAACAGAAATCGTTGATGTTGCAGAGTCGTTAACATAGTTGTTTGGATAAATAGAGTTAAAGTTGTCAGACAAATCAACAATGTTAGAACCATTGTAGAAGAACAAACCATTTGGATGTGAATAAAAGTACACACCATTTTCTGCTACTGCAATCTTTGTTGGAGCATCAACACCAAGCGTTGAGGTTAATTCAACAACAGAAAAATCTGCTGTTTCATAACCGTAAACAATATAAATAGAACGTGGCTTAAACACAATCAACTGACCTGCGTACACAGCAAGACCGGTTATACCGTCACCACCACCAAGGAAGTCAAAGTAGTCTTCTTCAGCCCAGTCTTGTGGTTCTGCTTCATGCGAGTAATGTAATCTGTTTTTGTAGTTTGTTCCGGCATAATCAACTGATGCAGCAAACATCTTGTTTGCATGCACAACAATATGTTCACATTTAGGGAACTTATCTCTTGATGGGGAGTTGTAGTTGTTATTCCAGTTAGAACCAGTCAACGCCGTAATAGCAGTTGCGTATGTGTCACCAGTTTCCCAGACATAACCCTGTGTACCATCATGACCAGTAGCGATATAAAGTTTGGCACCCCAGTTAGCAAAAGAAGCACCATTAACATTTGAAGCAACAATATTGTTCCCAGATGAATAAGCAAGTTGTGTGAAGTTTGTTCCAGTTGAATGCCACACAGCAGTACTGTTAGCCAACATAACTCGTGGAGTTGCACCATAAAATGGATGCAACTTGTACGGTGTCCATGTGCCAGACACAGCCGTAGAGTTAATCTCACGCATAGCACCACGAGTAAACAAACCACCACGAGGGTCAATTTCAACATTCAACATGTCAGGAGACTCATTGCGAGCCAACTGGAACTGGTCTGCCCTAAGGTTTAGACCACCAGTGAAGTCGTCGTAGCGTTCAACAGATACATTGCTCATTGTCCAAGTGTCGCTCCAAGCGTCTGCAACCAGCGACGCATAGTTGGATACTGACGACCAGCAGACATAATAACTGGCTGTGCACTTGATGCTTTCATCAAGTCACGGCGAGCAAGTCCAACACCCTCTTCAAATGAGTTCATGTACATCTGCGACAACTGTGCATCTTCTTGACGCTGATACACACGGGCTAGCACAAAATAAGGCAACAAAGCATGGAACCATTCATCAAGGTCAATGGTCTCAGATGTGTTAGTCAACCATGTGTATACCGGGTTCCTAAAAGCACGAATAGTTATTGGATACACGGCATCAGGCTTAGCCCAAAACTGAATCTTCTTATCCCAGAATGAATAAAAGTATGGTCGTGAAGGCACATCAGTATTCCCAAGCCAAATATCCTCTGCTTGGTTGTAATCAATCAAAGTCAGACGATTACCAGATGTGCTCGAATCTACAACCGAGATAATCTCACGAATATCACCAATTGTAGAGATTGTGTATTCACGTTGACCAATTACAGTGTCAAAGGTGTAAGTCTCCTGAAGGTACGGCCACCGTCGCTCAAGTGAGTAGATTCGTTGGAAGCCCTCACGAGCAAACTGGTCAACAATAGAGTCAGGCAAATCCACTTCATCAAGGTCAGCCATATTCCTAACTTGGGTGCGAAGTTGTGTCAGAGTAATGCTCATTTAGCCTCACCTTGTGACCTAAGATGACCGATGCAATAGTCCGTACCCCGTGCCTTTGGACCTTCACAGGTATCCTCTTTGGCTATACAGCGATTGCGACCTACATACGGCGCAGATGGAGGAGCAATCTTTGCTCCCGCTGTCGGGGCTAGGCGGATACCAGATATTGGTTGTCCGTAATAAGAATGGGCAGGTACGGCGTTTTTCATATACAACTACCCCAATTTGTTACATATCCCCACCTTTCGGTGGGGACAATGTTTGCCACCAAGGTGATAGGGGTATTAACGTTCTTTTTTCTTAGCCTTTTGAGCAGCGGCTTTTTTTGCTGCTGTTCTTTCCTTGATTAGTCTTTCAGCATTTCGCTTAGCATTACCGCCACGCAGTTGTTTCTGTGAACGACGAACATCAGAAACATCAAGTCGATTCCCAGCATAACCACCACTTGCAGTAACACCTTGACGCATCTGTTGTCCAGCAGTCTTAATTTTTTTTACTCGTTCAGAAGCATAACTAGCCGAGTATGTTTTTTGTTCTTTAGAGTTAGTTTGCTTCCTCATCCGTTCAGACTGTGCTCTTTTTGCTTCCATATCTACACCACTTCGTGATGCTGCTTTCTTTTTCATAGCCATTAGTACATTCCTTTTTTCTTAGATGATTTTGATTGCTTCTTGCTTTTACCACCCTTAGTTGGCGGGTAGGTAGAAGTCTTTGTTCCAGCCTTAGGAGTTGCATCCGCATGGCTAGAAAGAATTGAATACTTAACTGGCATTACTTACCCCTGTTGGTTAATCCGCCACCTGTTAGGCGAGTGTACAATGAACTTCTTCCACCTGCTGATGGACCACTACGTGCTGGCGCCTGAGATGGGGCAGAACGTGCATTCCTTAATACAGCAAGATTCCTTACTCTCATCTCAGCATCTTTCAAATTCATACCTTGAGTTATTTTTGCTCTCTGAGGATAAGGAACCAACTTGTCAAGTTTCTTCATGGTGTCTTTTGAATAGTCACCATAGTCACCAATATCTTTTGGTTTTTTGGTTGATTTTTTCTTTTTTGCTGCCATGAAATTCTCCCTTGAAATAGGGGAGTGGGTTTCTGCCCACTCCCCCGATTCAATTACTTACGGTAGATTGATACCGTGTTTGCTGCAGTGAATACTGCAACAAACGACGCTGACGATGCTGCTGCAACGGTTGCTGAACCCACAAGGGTCACTCCCGAAGCACCTGCAGTCAACGTAATTGCATGTGTTGCACCAGCAAGGTTTACTACGGCGAATCGGAAACTTGAACCGACTCCTTCGTCTGTAAACGCTGCACCCAACTCTGCACCAGTTGGTGTTGTCAACGCACGACCCGTTGTTGGGGTCATGGTGTAAACAACTTCTGCTGCACCAGCGAGTGTTGCTGCTGACTGTGTGGTAGCAGCGTCGGTTGCGGCAACAACAGTTACCTTCTCCTCTTTTGCTGCCCACTCTTCAAGACGCTTACGTGTTACTGCGCCTTGTGTGTCGTTTGCTAATAGTGGCATTTCATTTTCTCCTTGTTAGTTAGTGGTCTTAGGCGGTCTTTGCCGTGAGTTTGCCCTGCTTCGCACGGTTGCGACAGGTGAGGTTGCCGTAGCACATGATGAGCGCATAGCGAGCATCTGTGTCTTCTGGCTTGATGAAGTCCGTCTGAGCGAACCACTTGTTGCTGTGACCAACCAAGGTGAGGTACTTCGTGTTGAGGAAGTAGAACACGCCAGCGGTGCAATGCACGTCGTACATTACAGGAGCAGCCTTGAACAACAGGTTCTGGAATCCAGCATCTGCGGTCTTGGTGTCAGTGTAACGTAGGTTTGGCTGAAGCAATGCTTCATACTTCTCAAACAAAGTCTGAGTTGTCAACATCGTGTCTGGGTGGTCATTACCAACCGAAACGCTGTTGTAAGCGGTGCTCATTTGTGCAAGAGTCAACGCAGTTGCGGTGTTCTCTTCGTATGAACGCCAGAACTCGTTGCCTGAAGTTGCTGAGTTGATTCCACCAACGGTGTTGCCGGTCTCAACCAAGTTTCCAAGGCCGTTCCAGTCTTTTCCGCTGTTGCCAGTTCCGTCAGAAAAGAACATCAAGTTGAAAGATTCACGCATTGACTCTTCAGCCTGCATAATCTTGGCTTCGAGCAAGTTGATAATTTCTTGTTCACCGTTGTTCTTGGCTTCTTCAATACCGCTAATTGCGATGGATGCAGCGTACTGCTTCCATTCGTACTCAGCAGCCGAGATTCCCTCTTGTGGTGCCAATGACAGCGAATCGTATCCGCTGTATGAAGCCACAGTTGAGTTCTTGCCGTAGATGAGTGGTTCAACAATCTTCGTACCGCCGTTAAGCATACGAATACGACCGTTGTCCATCAACTTGTAGGTCAAAGGACGTGCTGTGAACACGTTGTCGGTTAGTTGCGAACGGTAGTTCGCAAGAGTGGTTGAGAGCAACTGGTCAAAGTTACTGTTGGCTGATGCCATGATGATTTCTCCTTAAATAGAACGCTAGACGTTTAGTTGCCGTTTTGCGGCTTCAAAAGCATCTCGCAATGATGTGATTGGTTTTGCTGATACATCTGCAGACTTTGCTGTGCTAGTACTACTCACAACTGATGCTTGACGTTTTGCTTCTGTAACTTTGTTTTTCACTTCGTTTTGCTTTGCAGCATTTTCACGAATTGAACGACTCTGCTCATAAACACGGTCAAACGCAATTTGCTTGTAGATTGACTCCAAATCTGTTGAACCTGTGGCTAACGCCTTGGCTACAACTTCGTTGGCATCAAAATCTGTTCCGTATCGGGTTTGAAGCGTCTGGACAGTTCTTTCCAACTCATCCATAGCCTTTTGTTGTTCAAAAGCCTGAATACGTTGTTCCAACTGTCGGTACTGCTTTTCAACTGGGTCCATGAACAGGTCTTCTTCTTCAGAAGTTGTCTGTCCAACACCGTAATGTTGTGAAAGAAGTGCCAAAGTACCAGAAGGGTCGTTTTGCAAGGCTTCTTGCAAAGCGACTCCAAATTGTACTTGTCGCCTTTGCTCACTGAGTTCCTGTGTCTTGCGGGTATAGTCCGCTTGACGCTGGTATCCAGAAAGCGCCTCTTTCAGAGGGACATTAACTTCCTCTCCGTTGACTAGCACAGAAACATATTTGTCTCCAAACTCGTCTACAGGGAGAAGGTCAATCTCTTCTGCTGTAAGGGCATCAACTACATCCGCAACTTCTTGAGATTGTCCTAGGTCTTCTAGGGTCTCTTCGGTTGTGATTTCATTGCTATTTATATCGCTCATTTAAGAGTCCTCCGTGGGTTGCTCTACTGATAGGGTTTATTCGTTACATTCCCGGCGGCATTCCACCTTGCTGTGATAACAACGCCAAGATTTCTGGTGGCAATTCCCCGCCACCCATTTGTTCTACGCCAGCCTCACTAGGAGCCATACCACCTTGTGGTGGCATCATTCCTTCAGGTGGCATCATTGCCTCTGGAGGTGGTGCACCCTGTGGAGTTATTTGCTGTGCTGGCATTTGTGGTTGAATAATGAACGAAGCACCCGAACGGATACCAAACCCTTGTTGAAGTACAAAACTAGCCAACTTTGGCATATCAATAATTCCCGCAGAAGCAAATGGCGCCATTGCGTCAACAACCTGCATTGCCATCTGACGACGGAATGATTCATTGACTGGCTGAGTTGAACCACCCTCTACCTCAAAGTCAAATTCACCTTGAATATAATCACGGTCAAATTCGAGCCAAAATGGTTGTGCTTCCTGTCCAGCAATACGTACAGCCTGCTGACCGGTCATGTACTGCTGTGCAAGGATAACCAATCGTTTTGCAATCTCAGCAATTGACAATTCAACAATAGCCAACTTCTCAGATGCACGAGCATTGGCATTATCTTGAATAATGCCCGCTTCGGTTGCTGTACGCCTAATTTCTGGCAAACCACCACGCATATATTCAGACACACCAGATACACGGTCAATGTCTCCAGAGATGAGGCTTGACTGGTTGTAGAACTCTGGTGGACTGATAACTGCTGGCATTGGTGTAATAACGTTTCCAATACCTTCTTCTGAAATAACTGGAACCATCACGTTATCTTCATCTGACTCCAACGCTGCACGACCATCAGCGTCAAATGCTGATTCCTTGTACAACCACTTTCGTGAGAAACGCTTACGATGGTTCATCATTTGGGTACGAGTTGCGTTCAATTCCTGTTGCAATGGTT